TCATCATCGTCTGTATCCTCTTCATCCTCCTCTTCTTCATCTTCGTCATCCGTATCTTCATCCTCATCTTCGTCAGAGATGTCGTCCTCGTCCTCGTCATCCTCGTCAGAAGAATCATCAGCATCGTCTTCATCCTCTTCGTCAGGATCAGCCTCTTTCTTTTTCTTGGATTTCATCATACTACGGACAGAAGTTTCATCTTCTTCTTCGTCATCCTCAGTTTCATACTCGAAGAATTTAGCTTCCAGCTCATTATACGTAAGCACCTGAAGAATCTCATCCAGATTAGGAACATCTTTCAGATCCTTTTCCTTATATGGCTTTTCACGTTCCTCAAAATCAATTCTGGAGGTAGCGGCGTACTTATTCTTACCAAACTGTTCCTCGCTGAAACGAATCTTGAGAGTAAGCCCTTCATCAGGATCAGGGAATACAGCATTCGTATCATCTTCTTCAAGTTCCTCATTCAGCTTATCCTGAAAAAGATACTGCGAAATATCCCAAATATGAGGTTTCTTTTCGTAATCCTTTGAATTCAGAGGCACCACTACGTACAGGTTCCGAAGAGAAGGCTTGAGTGCCTTCAGTTCATCGTCTTCCGCATCTCCATCTTTTACTCGCTTAGCTCGATGTTCGCAGATAGGACATTTCTTACCGAAAGTTGTGAGGCAGACAAAGGTTTCCTTATTTGCTCCTATTCCACGATGTACTTTATACGGCTTCTTATACCACTGCTCTCCAACAGTAGCAATACCAAGATCCACATTCTTATCCATATGCTTTGGGTCTGTAACAGTATATGGAAGAATGTCGAGTGATACTCTAGAACCCGGCTCCTCTTTGAATACCCGAATATTTTTAGGCAGATTCAGATATCCGTATTTAGAACCTTGTGCTTTCTGCTGTTTCACATTACCTGCAACTGCCGCCCTGAATTTGCTGTTACTGCCCTTTTTTCCAAGTTTAGCCATATTTACTTTTCCTCCTTGTGATTTATAATGTGAATTGGCCCTTCACAATCAGGATCCACACATTCTTTACAACCGATTAACCGTCTTGCCTGCGTAATATGCTCACAATGCATACAACCCTCTTCAGGGTAGTTTCTGCACTGGAACCAAGGCATGTTTTATTCCTCCTCTTCTTCTTCGTTCTCTCCTGCTTTCTTTTTGAGAAAATCATCAAATGCATTTAGCCATGCAGTCATTTGAAGCCTGCTGAAAAGATATACAAAGAATGGTACGATAAATGCACAAAGGACGCTGATAATAAGGATTTGGATAAATGACACTATGATTTCCTCGCTTTCTTTTTCTTCACCATAGAAGCGGCAACGGTTTCATTCACTTTCTCATTTTTCCGCGTCCTCTCTTCTGAAAGATTTCTAGGAATAGACGGTCCTGCAAAATACTGCATACCATGTAGCTTGATTAATCCATCAAGTGTATCTTTTCTGGAAGCGATAGCATCGAATGCCGATTTAGCCATGCCGTACCTATACTGTGCTTCAATTACTTCCTCCGCGGCTTTCTTGTAAGAATCTTGCAGGATGATTGTATCTGCTACAAGATTCTCGGTTATCTTGCCCAAACCAAATGCATCAGGATCTGCTCGGATCTCCTTACTTAGTTCAGCCTTAACAGCGTCAAGCTGTTCCTTCATATAGTCAAGTTCCTTCCTAGCTTCACTTACCACATCTCCGTATTTCTTCATCAAGATCGGCTGTTCAAGCAATTCTACATCAAGGGCAGTTTCGTCAATGTTTACATCAAGATTGTACTCCATCATAATTCTCCTTTCTTAATTTATTTTCGTTGCTACACTATATAATACAACCTGCTTTTATCCTATTTAGATCAATTTTCTCCGCAAACAATAGAAAAACATGCAAACGTAAGTCCTGGAAATCCCGTATTGTAGAACGGTTCTATGAACTGTTCCATAACTAGCCCTGCTTGCATGTTCTCTCCCTTAAGGAGAATCGTGTTGCAGTAGCTAAGAACCAGCCTGCGAATTGATTCAGGATCTTGGTCTTTCAGCTTAGTAAGAATTCCTGCCACTTTCTTCCAAGGTGCTTTTTGCATAAGAACACGGCATAATTCAATAGCATCTGATTGTACCTCAGCCGCTCTTTTCGCAACTTCTATCCGCATTTCAGCAGGCACACCAAGCACCTGATCCAATATCTGCAACGCATTTCTTGGATGACCCTGACTATCCATGATAATCTGTTCATACACTTCTTTAGTCAATTTCTGCCCTTCTGCTTTTACAACAGAACGAAGCAAGGTCATCATTTCTGAATCTGTTAACTGTTTCACCTGATACTGTGAACATCTTCCTTTTATCGTAGCAATCAATTTCTGTGGATCTGTCGTAGCCAGTACATAGTAAACATGCGAAGGTGTATCTTCCAACGCTTTTAGTAGTGCGGACTGGGCATCATTGGTTAGTCGATGGACCTCATCCAGTAACCACACTCTACATTTACCCGATAAAGGTTTATACTGCGATTGCCTGCGTATTTCCCTTATAGTATCAATGCCTCGAAAATCAGCACTATCCATTTCCTTAAAATCATCTTCTGAACAACCAAGTTCCGTAGCGATGATTCTACCAAGAGTAGTCTTACCACAACCGGTAGGGCCGTGCAGAAGATATGCATGCGGATGATCTTCTTTCGTAAGATCCGATTTGAGTGCCGCTACCACTTCTACATTCCCTACAACCTTGTCAAAAGTAGCTGGACGATATTTATGATAAAGGGACATAGTAATTACTCCCTAAACGGAATACACATTTGTCCTTTTGCAGGCGCACCAGATAGAGATACATTCGTACCCATTCCGAGTACCTGTTTCATATCATCCACAGCACATTCCTCGATCATTCCCACAATTTCTCCATCACGAACTCTAACCAGAAGATAATTAAACCCAATCTCGCTGAACTTACTAGGATACGCCACTATTGTGAATTTCATAATTTACCCTCCTTCTCAATGCATTCAGTACACCTGACAGGTTTTCTGTTATGGCAGAACAACCTGATCCCATACATCAGACAACCGTAGCATGTGTCCATATAATCATACGTAGTTGTGTCAAGGTACTCACATGATTTACAATACTTGTTCTTAGGCTTTGCTACTTTTATAATTGCCAATCCTATTCCTCCTTATTTGAAATGATAATCTCCCTTCTCATTCCAAGAACAATCAACAGGACACACTTCTGCTTCTACTTCCAATGGTACATTTATCCAGCTCCAGTGCTTAGGTAGATCTTCACAAGTAATCCTATGAACAGTAGACGCAACCATATCTAATTCGTCAGGATGCACATCCAACACCATTGCGTCATGTATCTGTCCAATCAATCTAGATTTCCAGTTCTGTTCTCTGGATATCTTGTCAACCTGAATGAACGACCATAACAGACAATGAAATGCACTTCCCTGAATAGGAATATTTATGCATTCATTCCTACGCATGATACCAGAACATCTGAATCCTGTGTACATGCTCACATACCCGTTTTTTTGATACCCTTCCCACCACTTGTCTTTCCAACGATTATACACTTTGAATCGCCTATTCCAAAAATCATCTTCAATTTTCTTGATATGGTCCGTAAACTTATCGAAGGAATCTAGCTTGTTTGCAATCAAATGGTCGGAAATATGACCTCCGTCATGCTCAATGCCTTCACCTTTCTTCCATTTGCCTTTAGATAATCCACACCATTTACAAGCAATATTTTCGGCGCAGTTTACATAATAGTCACCATAGAACTGCGGAAATACAAATCCGTTCTTTGCCGCTTGCCTCATCATTTTATGCGATGGTATACTCTTGTCTAACTTATCAAGTACAAATATCTGACAAGCCATATCACCGTGCATATCCGATGAAGGATCTTCAATGTACTTTCTCATAACAGGGTCATGATGGTAACACTCGCTGATTCTTACTTCCACTCCTGAATAGTCTATTTCAAGTAGCTGGTGACCTGGCTTAGGAAATATCGCTTTGCGAGTAATCTCCATAGCCTCTTTATCTCGCTTTGGAATATTTTGGAAGTTTATCCTTTCAGAACTGGATCTAAAAGTTTTTACTGTATGCAAATTAAAGAAAGGATGCAAGTATCCGCCTACTTGTTCTCTTATGAAAGCATCCAGATACGTATCTCGCACCTTTTTCAATTTGCGCATTTCCAAAATCCACTTTATCTCAGGAATATCAATCTGGGAAAGTGCTTCATCGTCTGTAGCACCCTTGCCAGATGGTGTCAACTTTGCAGGGGTGATTTTCCTAACATTGTACAAAAGGTGTGCTAACTGCCAATTAGAATCAGGGTTAGCCTTAGCACCATACACCTTAGTCCAATGCGTATAGAATTTAGTATCCCTGAGTTTTCTATCCAATCGTGCTATTTTCTTATCAAGGTGCGCTTTTTTCTTGACGCAGTAATCCACATCAATCCGCATTCCTTCTTGTTCTGCCCTCGCAAAAGCAAGGATACCATCTTGCAATAGCTGATATGCTTCAGGAAGATTAGGTGTCAGTTGCATCCTATGTACCCTCCTTGCTGAATCCATTGCTTTTGTCTAGTCGCCAACCGGTAAGTGAACAAACTATCCATGCCGCAGTATATCAATAGTTTATTCCAAATATCAGATCCCACAGGAACATCAAGCAATTTGTTCATGGAATTGCTGTCTTTATCATCCGCCGCTTTAAGATATGGGGCGACCTCATCATCATACCCTGCTACACCAAAATTGATATAGGTTTGTATCTTCAATCCTGTAATGTCTGGTCTGTTATCAAGAATGTGTGTAGCCAACATAGTATCCCATATCCAGTTTTTTACTTCATACCCAAGTATGTTGTATGTCCATGTGTGTTCAAACTTCAGATTTTGGGCAATCTTTCCTATCTTGTCTGATTGCAAAATTTCCTTAAGCAGTCTATTTCCTTTCTTACTTTTAGGCATACCAAATACAATTGCATCTTCAGGATTACTGCACATGGACATGCAGATGATTTTGTGCTTGCTTGTATCATGCGGTTTAAGGCCCGTCGTTTCATAATCAATAGCAATAGGAAACGGAAACTTTCTAGAAAGAAACTCTTCAAAAATTCCTACTAGCTCACTTTCTGATTTTACTATCTTGATAGCCGTCATTTCATCTGGATATGTTTGCATAGACATGTCCACTGTATTTAATGCCCTGTCAAGGTCCTGTTTCCATACTGTTCGATATTCCTGTGCATCTTGTTTTTCTACAAACTCTGGATGAAATATCGGGCAGATCCACGTATTGTATTTCCTATCTGGAATAGTAAATCCTCTCCACTTAGTCATTCCACCTAAATTCTTTGTCCAGATAGATCCTATGACGGAGTTCAATGCTAGTTCGCCTACAAGAATTATCACTTTAGGTTTATACTGCTCAATAGCAGATAGCACTCTTCGTCGGCAACATTGAACTTCTTTTGTCCACGGATTAGTGGTTTCCTTGGACCCTGAAGCATAGCAAGACAAAGCAAAGAGATTCAGACAGTCTTTGAACAAATCAACGCCTCTACGTTCAAATTCTCGCCTAAGCGTTGTTCCAAATCTGTCTTGCCACGGTTTGCCCACCCGATCATCTCTACTGCTTGGCGTATCACCAATGACCATTATTTTCTTTTCAAATTCCCCGAATGGTGCCATTCTAGGAGACGAAATATCTTTATACAACCCACAAGAAGCGCAAGAGAAAGCCTTATTACCACTAGGCCTAGTTTTAGATTTAGTTTCCTCTACTGAAAAGAATCCACTAGCCATCTTACTAGCCTTTCATTTCTAGAACGCCAACATACTCCCAATTATCTCCCATGAATTTAATGGCATTCTCGCTAAGGATGCATTTTTTAAGCATTTTACTTACATCCTTGAGAAGTTCAGGACGAATAGTAAATTTCTTTTCCTCACCTTTGTATTTCAAATTCATCTCTTCCTCAAACCAGCCTACATCTGATTGCCCTCGCACAATCATCCGTTTTGGTTTGATAGTTATTGTTACAGTATTACTTTCTGCTTCACTGGAAAAGATAGACGCACGGTCTATCACCTCTTCAATGGATTTAGGCAATTCAAAATCCTCACCCTGTACATCCATATATTTCGACACATCTGGAAATGTATCTCCGAAGAAAGTTCGGCAAGAATATTCTGTGCCTTTTTCCGTCTTGAAATGTATCCATCCATGCCCTTCTGCAATATGTGTGGGAATACATCCATTCAATCTCTTTATAGTGCTTGCTGGCAAAAGAAACGTAGATACAGGCATCTTTTCAGTTAACTTGTACGTCATTATCCTATAACTGTCAGACGCTTCAACGGAACCTTTTTCTGTCACATTTACACAAGTAATGATCGGACGGCTCATATCATTAGAACAAGCAAAGGAAACAAATTTAAGCGCCTTCATAAGACCTTCAGGTACTTTCTTCCATTTGCTTTTCTCACCAATCGCTTCTAGAGGCATCCGTATCTTTTCTTGAAGAGTAAGTCCTGCTTTAGCTTTACCTGCTTTCATGCGAACCTCAGAACCATTTGCCTCTATTTCTACATCATTGGTTTTCATTTTGCACAGTACCTGATAAAACTCGTCAGCCTTGATAGCACCCTCAAGTCCATCTAACCCTTCAACAGGATGGGATACACTTATTTCGTCATTGAATGTCATTACTTTCCCATCCTTAAATGCAAAACAGGTAGACTGTTCAATGTGTTCCTTAGATGCAAGACCGGGCTTCACTATTTCAAGAGCTTCCAGAATATCTTCCCTATTCATATTATATCCACCCCTTTTGCTCTATTTCTTTTAACCTGCCGATGTATAAGAAATGCAAACTGTTTATACATGTTAATAAAATTATACCCAACATGCTTTAGTTTGCCTTTCTGTATTTCCCACGGAGTGCATATCCTATCTGCTTTCTCCCATCGCATGTCAAGTACATATTTATCAAAAGGAATAAAATCGTATCGTTCCGCCCAATAAGAAGACATAAGCCCATTATTCAGAACAAGTACACAAAAATGGATGTCGTATTTACTGCATTTATTGTACAGTTCCTCACAACTATGCATTGTCTTGGGCAGATGCAGTCTAGGGTAATTACGAAGCTGGGAGTAAGACTGCCTTATCCAGAATTTTACTGGAATTGTTGTCTGTTCATTTTTTAGTCCTACATCCACAATTAAACCAATCCCTGAGAACATGTTTTGCGTCTTACCGGGTAATTCACACCGCAACGGACTCATAGGCATATTAACTAATTTTTCAACATACCTAAGAACCATGCCGTTGTATTTATTTATATCTTCCTGCGGATTTCTTCCCTTAGTGTCTGATTCTACCTTGAACATCGGTTCCATTGTATAATTCCCTCCTCATATAGTGAATAATCCTTTGCTTACTTGGAATTGCACTCCTTTGCGATATTCATTCACCCATTGCTCTAATCCTAGAATGTATCGGATATTCATTTCACAACGAACATCAAAGGATTGAATCTCATCATACGTGTATCCATCATCTTCAATCTGTTTTAATTTCCGAGGCGTAAGTACACCCATACCTTTAGTGGATCTTTGCTTTGATACACAAAACACCATCGGTTGCTTTGAATAATCAGGATTCTTGAATCCACCGATAGGGTACATGATAGAACCCCACGCGGCAACTATTCTCCAAGTAGCGGCATCAGCACTAGTAAAAGGTAGCGTTTTCAGCACGGGCAACATCCATACTGCAAATCCATGTGTTTTAACACGGATTCTATTTCTATGGATGTAAGAAAATACTGACCTCATCCAAGATAGCCTAGATTGGACACTCATATCGTTTGCAGGTGAAACTCCGATATAGTCAGTAAGTTCTACCATTTTGTGCAACCATTCCCAATCTTCTCCTTGATGGAAGACATGAATAGGAGTGATCCCTGCATCTTTCATCCTAAGAAGATTTTCGTATCCTTTCGCGGCCGCTGTATTGATAATTTTCTTATTCTCCGCAGTCTTCACTCGATTGAGGTGTGTAGAAGTACCAGGAGAACCGGGGATCACATCGAGGTTGACTACCCTCAACTTTTTATTATCATCCGCCGCTATTTGGATTGCCTCTTTAGCATAACTAATGTAGGCGTCAATGGGAATAGAATGACCTTTAGCCCATGCTGAAAACGCACCTGAATCAAGAATGATGTTTCCATTTAATGTAGGAACTTGTCTGCACCATTCTTTAAGCTGTTTTGGATAGAGATAAGAAACCAGTCTGTTCGTAATCCGCCTGTTGAGTTCCTTACCGCGTTCTTCCTTAGGATTAAAAACAGGACCGGCAAAATACAAACGGACTGGCTTCATTTTCAGTTACCTGTTCCGTCGTACTCGGCAATCACTGAAATATCAGTACCACCTCTGCGATTAAATCTAGCTTCGATTCGCATGTGGTACGGTTTGCAAGCGTTCGACAGATCGTCCAGTATTTTGTTTGTAACAGACTCCATAAACGCTCCGTGCTGACGATATGCTCCCATGTATATCTTGAGTGCTTTCGTTTCCAAACAAAAATCCTTTGGAAAGTATCGAATCGTGATAGTGCCAAAATCAGGATTTCCTGTACGCGGACACAGACTGGAAAATTCCGTGAATACGAACTCCGTGGCGTATTGCCTGTCTTTGCACGGATTATCAAATACTTCAAGAAGAGCTGGATCTGGATTATTATACCTGTCGTACGGTACGACTGTTCCGAGGTTTTTCAGATGGTCTACATTCACTTTTCTATCCATTGTTTGCACCCTCCTCATAGAATACTGGGTCGATGAGATTGTTTTCTGCAAAGGCCTCAAGGCGTTCATAACAACTTCCACATTTTCCGCAAGGATTCGGTTGGTTCTTGTAACAAGTTCGTGTAAGGTGATATGGTGCGTTATTTGCAATACCATACTGCACTATCTGGCTTTTAGACATGTGAAGGAACGGTGCAAGTATATTCACATTTCTATCCGTACCAAGATAGATCGCTGTATCCATTGCTTTATGAAATTCTGGGCGACAATCAGGGTAAATAGCATGATCGCCTCTATGAATTCCTATAGCGATATTCTCTATACCTTTTGACCACGCCATACCGGCTAGGATCGACAGGAACACTAGATTACGAGCAGGCACCACCGTCTGACTCATATTCGATGATTCATAGTGTCCTTCCGGTATTTCTCCACCGCTTAGAAGCAGACTAGATTCCATTCCAGTAAATGCTCCGGACAGGTCTACAACTTCGTAGGTCAATTCGCAAGGAACGGCAGACACATAATATTTCAATACTGCGTCTGCCGCTCTTCGTTCGTACACATTGTGTTTGCTACCGTACTGGAAATTTACACAATGGATTTTCTTGAATTCCTTGCGAATAAGCCAAGCAAGAACTGTTGCAGAATCCAGTCCTCCTGAGAAAGAAAGGACTGCGGAACGCATCTTACTTCTTCTTTCCAGCCTTCTTGCCAGCTTTCGCTTCCTTAGCCGGAGCGGTCTTTGCAGGCGCTTCCTTCTTTGCAGAAGCCTTCTTTTCCGCCATTTCTGCCTTCGCCTCCTTCTTTTTAGAAGATTTACTACCATCGTGCTTCACGATTTCCTTAGTGATCTTACTGCCTTTCTCACACTTGATATCCGTGAACTTCACGATGTTGCCATCTTCCTTGTCAATGTAGATAAGCACAGGGAAGCGGCAATATTTAGGGTTGGTACCATCAGAAAGAATCGTAGAAAGAGCGGCTATGGTTGCGTCAGGGAACTGCTTTGCCGCAAGTTCGATCAGATCCTTTTTGCTGTACCGACCCTCATTGATGAGATCTATGAAGAATTCTATCCTTTTGACAGTCTTATTGCCACCAAATATCTCATCCTTCGTTTTCGTGGGCTTATCAGATTTTGCAGGCTTTTCTGCCTTAGGAGCCTTAGCAGGCTTTTCTTCCTTAGCAGGCTTTTCTTCCTTAGCTTTACCCTTGCCCTTGCCCTTCTTAGGAATAGGAAGTACCTCTATTTCCTCTTCCTCTTCCTCTTCCTCTTCCTCTTCCTCTTCCTCTTCTTCCTCTTCTACATCGTCACCGTCTTCGACATCTTCGTCCTCAGAGATTTCGTCCCCATCTTCCCCTTCCTCGTTGACCCCTTCATCGTCCTCGTCTTCATCGTCAGCTTCTTCGTCCTCTTCGACTTCTTCCTCATCCGCATCCTCCTCGTCGGCATCCTCTTCCTCTTCATCAGCATACTTAGCCTGAATCTGTGCAAGAATATCCATCGTCTCCTCGGAAAGTCCGTCCTCTTCGCTTACAGCTTCAGAAGCCTCAAGCAGTTCGGCTTCCAGTTCGTCAGTACCGAGCTTTACATCAATGGGAGGCTCGATAATCGTATTAATCTCCTTAGCCGCCTTAACCAGTTCACTTTTCTTCATAATCTTTGTTCCCTCCTAAATAGATTTTTGTGGATCGCTTGTTTTTTTGCTCTCTGACATATAATAACACATAACTCACGTCCAGTCAGATTGTATATAAAACAGATTTATTAAAAATAACTCCCGATAAAGGGTCGGCCTCGTTGCAAGCATTGAAGCACTTTCACTTGCCTTGTCCTGTCAAATTCTGATTCCCTTACAACTAATTCTCCTATGCGCATAATACCGATTTTCTTTTCCTCGTCTGTTTGATTCAAACTATATGTAGCCGTTGTGTGGGCGTACTTCCGTTTGTCTTCCGAGAAGTCTGACAAAGATAAGGTTTCTTTGTCATAACTAGTTGCCGCCGCCTGCGTGGCAGTAATCAATAAACAATGTTTCTCCTGACTCAACTTTCGCATCCTTTGCCAAATCTTGTTTATCTGCCCCCTCCCGTCTAACCTGCTACAGTCATAATCTGGAGCAAGAATATCCGCGTAATCTATCAGAACTACATCAGGTACGAACCCATCCTGTCGTTCCCACAACGTAAGCAGATTGCTAATTTCCTGCATGGTAAGAGTTTCATTTGGATATGTGGCTAACTTAAATTTCTTATTATGTTTCTTCTGCCATGCTTTCATGATCTTGTACGCATCTTTCCATGTAAGTACTTTAACAGGAGGACTGTGCTCTAGCCAAACAGCACCTCGCATTTTATCACAATTCCTGCATGGTTTATACTCTGGATAATCTTGTTTTGCTTCCATCAGCATGTCAAAGGTAATCTTCTTTTGTTCCATATCTGGATCAAACAGACGAATACCATATTGTTCTCTAGCGGATAGTTCACAATCATCCGTTTGATTATACCAGCAATCTACGCAAGGTATTTGTCGTTCTCCGCAATACCGCTCCCTATCACTTCTCTTCGCAAGATATACAGCCATCCTTCTCAACTGTTGTTTTTCCGTCATGTCGCCTGCTTGAAAAAAAGCTACGTTATTCCCGTTCATCATCGCCCGCATAGCGAATTCAAGGAG